AACTACAATGTTCTTTACATAACTCTTGAAATGAGTGAAGAAAAGATTGCAGAAAGAATTGATGCAAATCTTTTAAATGTTTCTCTTGATGATCTCATGAACATGCCGAAAGACATGTATGAAAAACGCATGAGTAAACTTAAAGAAAAAGTCAAAGGCAAGTTGATCATCAAAGAGTATCCAACTGCCTCTGCAAACCCTGCTCACTTTCGTGCATTGATCAATGACCTTGCACTTAAGAAAAACTTTCGCCCTGATATTATCTTTGTTGACTATCTAAACATCTGCGCCTCTGCACGAATCAAAGCAGGTGCGAATGTAAATAGTTATACTTACATCAAAGCGATTGCAGAGGAACTGCGTGGTCTGGCAGTTGAGAATAATCTGCCGATTGTCTCTGCGACTCAAACGACTCGATCTGGTTTCAGTAATTCTGATCCAGGATTGGAGGATACCTCAGAGTCTTTTGGTTTACCTGCAACTGCAGATTTAATGTTTGCTCTCGTAAGTAATGATGAGTTACAACAATTAAATCAGATGCTTGTAAAGCAGTTGAAGAATCGGTATAATGATCCGAATCTCCATAAACGATTTACTATTGGCGTTGATCGTGCCAAGATGAAGTTGTACGATCTTGAGCAGAAAGCGCAAGATGCTGTAATGCAGGAAGCAGAATCAAAGCCAGTCTTTGATCGCGGCAAGAAATCAACTGACAAGTTTAAGAATTTGAAAGTGTAATGAAACTTGAAAAGATAGAAAAGAAAGTTTATGCTCTCTCTCAGAAATGGGTGGGAAAGAAACATATACCCTCTATCATTCGTGGTCTTAAAAAATCATTCGATAAAAATATTGTCACTTTCTCTTCTGAACGATACGAAGGCGAATACTACCCAGATCACAATGTAATTATAAGTGGGCACTATTGCAATCGGATTTCGAATATAATTCCAGAGCACATTTATATTCAACTCGCCTTTCCCAAAGATTCTAAGAAAGCCATCATAACAGAGCAGGGTGCCAAGAATCTCGCTGTGAAGATCATTCGTGCAATTCACCACGAATATCGCCATAAGCATCAGCAAAGACAAAGACCATTTCTTTTACAGAAAGAGTACAAACCAAAACCAAAACAAAATAAGATGAAAGCAATGTACTATGGCAATCCTGATGAGTTAGACGCCCATGCATACGAAACTCAGGCTGAGAAATTCGATATAAATAAATTACGAAAGGCGCATAAGATTGGATGGCAAGAATGCGAAGCCATCTTTATGTATCGAATGCACTTCCGTAAACAAGATCCAAAAGTTTGGAAACGATTTCTTAAGAAGGTTTATAAAAATAATGGCTAAATTGAAACCACAAGATTTCGATGGATTGGCTGGTAGCGATATTCTAATATCAAAACTATCAGAGCAGATTATTGCTGCTATTAGAAAAAGAAAAGATCTATCAATGAGTTTGTCCTCATATCTCGTCAAGTTGACGCAGTATTGTGCATCTCCAAATGATACAATAAAGAAAGATCTCAAAAAATTATATGCAAAGGTTCCAGCGCAAGATAGAGCAGCAATCAAAAAAGATTTCTCAGAATTACTTGCTGCTATTATTGTTAAAAACATGAGCAAGGCACTTCGTGATAAATTGAAACTCGCGTTCACCACGCAATCAAAACTTTTTATTCCAACTGCTGGCAATTTTCCATTAGTTGATTTTATGATTAAAAGCGGAACCACTGTTGATGATTATTCTGTTAAGATCATGGGCAAAACAACAAACACTGTCAAAGCACAAGATGTTTTAGCCACAGTATCAGATCAATTAAAAAGAAAGCGACCAAAAGAAACGAAAATTCTGAAGTGCGTCGCAGAGAATGATGCGAAACTTGGACCAATTCTTGCTCTTGAATCAGTGATTGATGAAATGCCTGGAGTTAAGTCAGGTAAAATGAGATCAAAGTTTGCAGAATTGGTCAGAAATAAATCTATAAATAATGATGAACTGGCAAAGTCGCCAGAAGATTGGTGGTCATTCTTTGATCCAGTAATCGATAATTTTTATTCAAAAGGAAAGTCGACTTTAGCCAAAGCGTGGAAAAGAGGATATCATTATGATGCGCTCACAGTGTTGGCTCAATACGCTGTAGCAGATCATACAAAAGATATGAATTGGGGCGATTTTGTTGATGAGATTCAAACTAAAGTGAATTACTTTAAGTTTGATTTAAATAGCGATGGAACTTTTTTGAGTGAAGTTGTTAATGGAATGTCTGATAGAAAACCAAATCAAAAATTTCGACTTCGCGCAAAGAGTCGAATTAAAGAGTCGGCACCATCATCAAGATCAGGACAGGATAAATTGGGAATTCAACCGTGAGGCTTTATGACTACATTCGTGACTGGTGGTTTGGGATTCATTGGCTCTAATTTTGTATTTGCTCATCTAAAGAAGCATCCCGCAGATACAGTTGTTATTCTTGACAATTACTCTTATTCCGCAGATGAAAAGAACATCTATGGTCTTTTCGAAGACTATAGAGTTATAGTTAAGCGTTGCGACATTCGAAATCTTGTTCTACTCGATCAACTTTATCAAGATTATGAACCAAAAATCACATACCATTTTGCTGCTGAGTCTCACGTTGATAACTCTATTGCTGGTGACGATCACTTCCTCAGCACTAATATTGATGGCACTCACAACATTCTAAAGTGTATTCGTAAACATAAAGGAAAACTTGTTCATGTCTCTACTGACGAGGTTTATGGATCGCTTTCTCATGATGATTTACCATTTACTGAGAAAACTCCATACGATCCTCGCAATCCATACTCTGCCACAAAAGCAGCCAGCGATCATCTTGTTCGCTCATATGTGAATACACATGGCATTGATGCAGTCGTAACTAATTGTTCGAATAACTATGGTCCTCGACAGCATAAAGAAAAATTTATTCCAACTATAATTCGACATATTCAAATGAATACACCAGTCCCAGTATATGGCAATGGTCAAAATATTCGCGACTGGTTGTTTGTTGAAGATCATTGTGATGCATTGTTAACAATTGGTGAAAACTTTAAATCGGGTGAGCGTTATAATATTGGTGGTGGTCATGAGATGAGTAATCTTGATATAGTTACTTTGATCCTTGACGTTATAGGAAAACCAGTTCATATGTATCAGAACTGGATCAATTTTGTAACTGATCGTAAAGGTCATGATTTTAGATACGCAATGAATTCGTCAAAACTTGAACGAGAACTTGGATGGAAAGCAAAGACTAACATCACTGAGGGAATTCGTAAAACATTGGAGTGGTACAATGCGTAAAGGAATTATTTTATCAGGTGGATTAGGAACACGCCTTTATCCATGTACAAGGGTAATCTCTAAACAGTTACTGCCTGTTTATGACAAGCCGCTTGTATACTATCCAATCTCGACATTGATGATGGCTAGTATTCGTGATATTATGATTATCACCTCACCTGCTGATCGCGTACCATTTGAGAATCTAATTGGTGATGGTTCTCAGTGGGGATTGAATATTTCCTACGAAACTCAATTAGAGCCGAAAGGAATTGCTGAGTGTTTTCGTATTGCTGAGAAATGGATCGGCAAAGATGATGTAACACTTATTCTTGGCGACAATATCTTCTATGGTAACGAATTGATCAATCGCTTTAATCGCGCAGCAAACAATCATAGAGGCTGCACATTGTTTGCGTATCATGTCGCAGATCCTGAAAGATTTGGCGTGATTGAGCAAGATTCTGAAGGTCGTCCAGTTAAGATTATTGAGAAACCAAAAGTTGCCCCGACAAATTATGCTGTCACTGGACTTTACTTTTACGACAATAAAGTAGTAGAATATGCTTGGAGGATCTCTCCTTCGGCAAGAGGTGAACTTGAAATCACTGATATTAATAATCTTTACATGAAAAATCACGATTGTACTATTGAATATTTGAATCGTGGTATTGCTTGGATTGATACAGGTACATTTGAGTCGCTATCTGAAGCCTCAACTTTTGTTGGCTCAGTGCAGCGAAGAACGGGCATGATGATTGCTTGTCCAGAAGAAATAGCGTATAATAATGCTTGGATCACGGAACACGAAGTTCGTCGTGGTGCCGAGAAGTATAGCAAATCAGATTATGGTAAGTATCTTGGTCAAATTTTGAGGATGAGATAATGAGTGATGTGAAGCAAATGATTGAAGAACTGGTTGCTACTGTCGGCACACCAAAGTATGCATACAACTGCAAAGAATTCAATCCTGAAAAAGATACTGTGTTCTATTCTGGTCCATATTGGGATGAGAAAGAAGTCATTGCTGGTGTAACTGCATTCCTCACGGGCAAGTGGCTTGTTTCTGGCGAACAGGTTGCAAAATTTCAGTGGGCATTCGGTCGTAAGTTCAATACGAAACATTGTCATATGGTGAACTCTGGTTCATCGGCTAATCTTACAATGGTCGCTGCTCTTAAAAAACATCTCAAGTGGAGTGATGATGACGAAGTCATCGTATCACCTGTTGGATTTCCAACTACGATTGCTCCATTAGTTCAAAATGGTCTCCGTCCAGTCTTTGTTGATATTGAGATGAATACACTCAACTTTGATCTCACTCATATTGAGAAATTAATTACTGATAAGACAGTTGCTATTTTTGTATCACCTGTGCTTGGTAATCCACCCGACATGGATCGTATACAAGAGATTTGTAATAAACATGATTTACTTTTGATCGGTGATAACTGCGACTCTCTCGGTACTCGCTGGGATGGTAAATTGTTGACTGAATATTATTATTCGTGGTCATGCTCGTTTTATCCTGCACACCACATTTCAACTGGCGAAGGAGGCATGGTTTGCTCAAATGACGAAGAACTTATTAACACAGCACGTTCGATTAGTTGGTGGGGTCGTGATTGCCGCTGCATCGGTGCTGCTAATTTACTGGCTTGCGGTACATGTGGCAATCGTTTTGACAAATGGCTTGACGGATATGATGGTGTAATTGATCACAAGTATCTCTTTTCAAACATGGGATATAATCTCAAACCACTCGATATGCAAGGTGCGATTGGCATAGAACAGCTGAAGAAAATCGACGAGATTGATACAAAGCGCCGATGGAACTTTAATAGAGTTGCAAAGATGTTTGAGAAATATGTTCCTGGAGTTCGTGTTGCTTTAAATTTACAGAAGGCTGATCCAAGTTGGTTCGGTGTTCCGTTGATTACAAACACTGCTGAAATAAAAGAAAAACTACAAGCATTCTTAGAATCAAATAGAATTCAAACTCGTAACTATTTTGCTGGTAATATTCTACTACATCCTGGATACAAACATCTTGGAAACGCAGAAGATTATCCAAATGCAAACAAGGCACTCAGTAATGTATTCTTTGTTGGTTGTCCACCTCATTATGGTGATAAGGTTTGGGAGTATTACGAGAGCGTAATGCAAAAATGGGCATCATAAACATATTTGGTGGAAATGGGTTTGTTGGTTCGGAGTATGTTCGAACCACCAAAATACCATGGATACTTAATGATCGAGATAATTATGAAGTAAGATCGGATAATGTTCTTTATTTCATCAGCACAGTTGATAACTACAATGTGCATCGTGATTCTTTACTAGATATTAATACAAACCTTGTAATTTTAATGAAGGTTTTGGATAGTTATCGCAGTTATATGCAGAAAACTAGACAAAAGGGTTGCTTTAACTTTATAAGTTCTTGGTTTGTTTATGGTCAGGACTCTGGCTTCGGCGAGGGTTCTCGTGGTATTCCTGAGACTGATCCTTGTGATCCAAAAGGATTTTATTCGATTACAAAACGATGCGCCGAGCAGTTGCTTA